CATTCCTCGTCATCATCTTCTGTATATCCCATAAATTCTTTCCACTCCATATCATTGAAAGAATGAACATCAAAATACTCTCCTTGTTTTACACGAAACGTACCTCCATCACCACCTTCTTCAGCCCACTCAACATTAAATGTTAAATTAGGAAATTTTTTAGAAATTCTAAGTATCCATGCTTCAGGAGGACACCAAGCAGTTTCAAAGGTGTAATAAGTATAATTATCTGTATGATTAAGGTCTTCTTCGTAACAATCCCATTTTGTTCCCCAATGTTTGTTACACCAACCATACCAAGAGCTGTTTGATTTTTTAATATAAGCATTAATATGTTTCTTAGGTAAAGGTACTTGTGCGTGAAAAGAAAGTTGTTTATAGTCTCCTTTCTTCGTCGTATCTCCCCAATTAAAACCTTTATTCTTATCCACAAACTCTTGTCTGTGTTTTAACTCTCCGTCTATATGTAAACTATTTGTGCAATGATTAGGCATTATACTGTTGTCATTAATTGTTCTTTAAGTAGCTTTTGCAACTCGAAATATTGAAACTGTAAAATTTCAGTTTCCTCTTGTAAATCATCTATCTCAGTCATCAACTGTGATAATTTGAAAAGAAAAAATACCTGTATTAAAAAGGTAACTGACATTATTGTAATTAAAATTGTATCCATTGTTTTATTGTTCTCCGTCTTTAAAATAACTTCCTAGAAAAGCACCTGTTAATTTATCAAGCACTAATTGTAATTGTCTCAAAATATGCTCTTGATGTTGTTTTTGTTCTTCACTCCACTCTTTCTGATTTTTAATAAGTGTAGCTTCAGCCATGTAATGTGCCTGTTGAATAGCGTGTGCTTCCTCAGTAGTAATTACACATTTAATACCTATCGCAGATTTACCATTGTACTCTGTAATACAATCGTTTTTATAAATTTTAGTATTGTGGTCGAAGTCTGTCATTGTACTCTATCTCCTTTCTTAACGTAAAAGTTGGAATCTTGGGTTTGTTCCCATGATGCCCATTTGGTTTCCATTGTAGATATATCTACAACACATATATGTGAATTACGACCCTGTCTCCAACGCATTTCACTTTTTGCTTTGTTAATTGCGTGTCCTAGTTGAACATAAGGATAACCCCAACTATTTTGAACAGGAGTCCATTCTCTGCTAAAGCCTTTATATTTAGTCGATACAAAAACTGCATATCCTCTTTGTATTTTAGTTATAGGAGGTAGTCCTATTTCCATTTCTGTTCTAATGTTATTCATAAGTTTATTTAAGTTTTTCTACTTTGTTTTCTAACATTGCTATACGTTCTTCAATTTGTTCCATTTGAATTTGTTGTATTTTAATGTTTCGTGTGTTACTATCTCGTTGCTTACGACGTTTATATCGTTTTTCATTTGCATCTGATAGCATTGTAACTATAACTATTCCTCCTATAAGAACGAGAGATACAATTACGAGTAATAATAAAAGGTATGTAAATTGTTCCATAATCATTGAATTTGTCGTTGTTCTTCATCATAGCAAAAAGCACAATCTAATCTAGTTTCTCCATCTTGGTAATGTATTTTGTGGTTTAACAGTTGTGAGTTAGAATATGCAAATTCAAAACTAGCACAACCTAATCCAAAACTAAAAAATATTACAACCATCACAATGGTTAGAGCTGAGTATTTTTTAGCTCTAGCTTCTCTTTCTTTACTGTAAAACATCATTTGCTTATATGGTCTAATAATCTTGAAATGGCTTCACTAAGTTGAGAGTCTGCTACGAAACCTTCTTTTTTTGTTTTAGGGATTCTGTTGTGCAAATCTTCTAAAACAATAGAGATAGCTTCTTTAAGTGTAATTGAGTGTTTAGGCATTACGTTTACCTCCTTTACGAGTTACGGTTCTAATGGTATATGATTTCTTATCCTTGTCTAGCCATTGCCTTTCAAAAATTTCAAAATTCAAATTTGGATAAGTTTTCTTTAATCTTTCTAATACTTTGTTAGCAATATTTTTATTCTTGGTTGTTTTCCAATTCTTAAATTTTGTAGTGGTCATTTAATTCTCCCAATATTCAGATAAATCTGATTCAAGTTGTGTTATGTAAAGTTTTACTTTACCCTTTTCTTTTCCTAACTCTTTGGATAAAGCGTTAAGATTGATAGAACCGTTAGGCTTAATTAGCTTTGGGTTCAGATGTATTGCTTCTACAATATCTCTACAATCATCATTTAGATATGTATCTTCAAACATTACAGATGATGAATCAAGATGATACATTTCGGCATCTATAAGTTCTTCTTCCAATGTTACTTTATTATTTAAAACTTTCTTTTTAGTAATCGTAGCACCTTTATTGTTTTTACAATTCCATAAACAAGTTTTTAGATATTTATCAAATCCTGTCGTATGTATGAAATCATCAAACTTTAATAAAGTTTTCTTTCTATATGCTTTTACTGCATCAATACAAGCTATACATAAGTCTTGATAATTATCCTCTATACTATGTGCTATCCCATCTCCACCAATTCGGTGTGCTATATGATAAAATAGCTTCTGATATTTCGTTTTTACAACTTCCCATTGTTCTTCACTAAGCATTTGATTCCTCCTCCTTCTCAGGGCTAAAATCTAATTCAAGTTGCCAACTACTATTGCGGTCAAAAATATCTTGCTTTTCAGCATCATTCTCAAAGATGGTATCTTTATTCCAACAACTAGGAACGTGTCCGCGTTGAGAAACTTTACCATCTGCGCTAAAGCATGAAACATACTCAGTTACTAAATCGATTGATTGTTGCAAACGCTCTTTATATTTATATTCCTCATAGGTTTGTTCAGAATCTAAAAGATGCTTGACAGCGTTGTTTACATGGCATATAGCATTTAATAATTCTATGTTAATTTCAGTTACTTTCAACTCTCTTTACCTCCTTTTCTAAAACTAAAAGTGATTCTCTTAACTCATTGGCATCTTTGGTAGATGTAAAATCTCTTTTACCTGTATTATAATCTACAATTACTTTCAATGCTTTTGATTGTTCTTTATTCAGAAACATGAGCTTGTCCTCCCAATTCATAAAATAGGTTTTCAGTTTTGGTAACAAAGACATCTTTACTAGTATCTTTTTCATCTCTAATGACCATCTTTTTATCAAACTTATCGAACAAATCAAGACTTCCTTTAGCCAATCTGATATCGTTACACACTTCAACACTATCTGAATGAAGTTGTAAAAACTCATTCTTTAACCTAGTAAATTCAAATCTCTCAGATATAAAATGAGAAGTATTAACTCTCATTCTAATCTTTCTATCTTCAAGAAATGTTTGCATACCCTGAGTATATCTATCAACTAATGTGTAAAAAGTATCAGAATTTGTAGCTATACAAGTTTTACCAAGCTCTTTCATATAATGAAGAATATCTAAAGCCTGTAATCCAATATTCATATGCGGTAAAGAATATCTACCATGTAAATCACGACCACGTCTTCTATCATGGTTGCAAGTTTCAATTTTACTATCACCGTAGGTTTTGTTTTCATAGACAAACTTTTTTGGCGAAATACTACCATACTCATTCACTTCTAAATTTATCTCATAGAAAGATTGAATTGAATCCAACATAAATTGAGTAGTAAGATAAAGAATTGAGTCTTTGTAAACCATTTTACCTTCATTATCATCTACTATGTAAACATTTTTAACATTATCTACATTATACACAGAACGAGATACTGCTAATCCATAAGACATTAAAGGTAAAGAAGGACATTTATCGTATTTAACGATTTTGTTAGATTTTTTGTTTTTTGAGAATCTGCTCATATTATTGATTTGTTAAAGATTTTTATTAGTGTATCAAACATTGGAGTTACAAAATCTCCATCTGTTCCAATTAAGTTATCTCCGTATATTAATTTTGCATCTTCAGACGCATCTCCATCAATATACAAAGTTATATTTTCAGTATGTCGTAAGTATTTCTCACGCATCTGTTTAGTAAATTCATTTCCAATATTTACATCACCTATTACCGAATATGTATCTCCATCAGTTAAATTAAACACAACAACATTTTTAGTTGTAACATTCTTTTTAATCCAATTAAATAAAGCAGGTAATACCGCATATTCAGGAGTAGAACTTCCTATTCGGCAAAGTCTTCCATTAGCCTCTCTTTTTAGAATCGGAGAAGTGGTATCCAATTTTAAGATTACATCTTCGTCCATTCTCTTTCCTGAATTTGTAAATACTCTAGTAAGATTTGAAAATGCTCCTCTCATACCTAGTAAATTTGTCGTTTGTAAGTCTGCGCTAGTTTTAGTAAAAACTTCTAATTTAATTGCATTATTAGTTACTTTATTAACTGATTTTGCAAACGCCGATACAACACTATTACAGGCATCTAATCTACTATGGCTAAAATGTTCTGAACCTAAAGTAAGATGAGTATCACAACCCATACTTCCACTAGCATCAATTAACATTACTATTGTTGTATCTGATGAAGGGATATTAGTATGTTTAGTAAACACATTATCATTAAAAGGTGTCTGATATAATCTACGAGAACATAATTTTCCTTTGGTTGAATACGATTTTCGAGGTCTTTTACTTTCTAAAAGTAAGTTAATCTTTTTAGAAAACATTTGTTCTAAGATATCTCTTGACCGTACAACATCAGGACAGACTTGCTCTTTATAAATTCTATCAGAACTTATTACATAAGATTCTTTAGACATTTAATTAATTGATTTCGTTACAGTTTAAAAAGACTTTACCACTATCGTCCGTATCAATAGATATTTTCGTAGTTTTATCATATGCCCCACAAGGACATTCTCTATGGATAACATTTTCATAAAGTGAAATTTCAAATTCCTGTTCTTTACAAACGTCGGAACAGTCATCTGAATATTCAACAATAGAAGAATCTTTTGAAGCATCATCAGTTATATTATGCAACATTTCTGTTTTTGCAATATTAACTGCATTACTTGATGTAAAATCTTCACCATATTTAAACCCTTTCTCGATTAAATACTTAATAGCTAAATCAATTTGTGATATATCTTTATCTTCTAAAGCTACAGAAGAATTGTTTTTAGCATATTCTCTAGCCTCTTTAACTGCTTCTTTTACACTATAAATATCAGATAATTTTGCAAAATTCGTATGTAACACACTATTTCCGTTTGATTTGGTAGCTCTTTGAAAGTACTTGCTTTCTTTACTATTACTTCCAAAAATATTATTTATGGCATGTCTAACAAATTCCATTACTTTATCTTGTTCCATTGCTAGAGGTCTTAAAGTATCCTTTAAAAAAGTTTGATATTCTTCTTCATAAGAATCTATATCTTCATCTGTAACATTGGCAAGATAAGAAGGGTCTAGCTTTTGGCAATTTTGTAAAGGAGATTTTAATTGTGGCTTGATTGCAAATTTAGTATTAAAAAGCTCCTCAAGAGTTTTACTTGTATTATTATTTGGCATTGTAATTATTATTATTTAGTTATTGTTTTTGTTAAGCGCAATCATCTAAAACTACGCATGAGTATTCTATTATATCATCATCTGAATAATGATTTATTAATTCTTCAGTAGTGGTATGAATTTTAACTTTACCCATAACATCAATGCTGTCAGCTAATGTTGGAGTTATGGGATAAAATTTAGGAACATATTGTTCTTTAAATTCTTCCATAGCTAAATCACTTTCGGTCTCTTCTTGTTTATTTGAAATATCTTCTTTTGAAATTTCAAATTCAGATTCTTCGATTTCTAAGTTTTTACTTAGGTCGTATTTAGAATTTGAATTACCACTTTCTTCCTCTAAAACTTCATCTAGGTTTCCACCTTTAGAACTTTCAGTTGGCATATTTCGATTTTTATATTCTTCAAGAATAAAATGTTTAATTTCTTCCTTATAAGTATCAAATATCACAGGGATATATTGCATAGGTTTAGAATTTAAAAGCTCATTTATATCAGGATAAGTAGAATTTATATAATCATCATCTATAAAACCTTTATGATGAAATAAGAATTTATATCCTGTAGTTTCAATATTCTTGTTATCAAACTTTCCTTCTTTATAACTTTTAATAAATTGAGGTGCGTGTAGCGCATCTCCTTTATCAATATACTTCTTTAAATTAGGTTGTGTTAGACTATCAATTCTGACATCTTCAACACAGTTTAACAACATAGATAAACCTTTAATACAGTCTAAATAAAACAATT